GTCGTAGCGTCCCGATCAGGTCGTCAAGGTCACCGAATCGGAGAAGGTCCTCGCACCCGACTTCAAGGCGATGACCGGGTTCGGCAAGCTCCTGATGGACCTCGACGGGCTAGGCGGGCAGACGGTCACCCACGAAGGCGGCCAGGACTTCACGACCGCGCTTCAGGCTGCGGTCGCGCGACGAACGAAGGAGACGAAGTGATCGACGGTTACCGGGGACTGACGCAAGACGAGCAGCTCATCGAGCACCTTCGGACGTGGGTCGCAGCGCGACGTCGACTTACCCGGGCCCGAGCCGGAAGTAGGCTGCCAACGGCGGACCTAGTCGGGGATGAGATGGTAGCGGGCGCCCAGCTCATCGACCTCGCCGCGGAGCTAGGGCTCGTGCCCGACTGGAGAGACGAAGATGGGAACGACGAGGAGTCCGTACCTCGAGATTGAGGTCACCGAGGTACGGACCTACTGGCGCGTTCGACGTCTGAAGCCGACGGACGATGATCTCAAGTACGGCGATCACGAAGGCCACGGATTCGCCTGTCGATGTCCCGACTCGGGTTGCGTCGAGCCGTACCTCGAGACGATGGACCTAATGTGGCGATCCCACGGCTCGCGTCGTGTGCGAGTCCGGGATATCGTCGACGTCGACCCACGACGCGAGCGCGTCCTGCTCACCATCCTCGGTGGGCCGGATGCTATTCAGGCCCACCCGGCGCACGGCCGCTACGTCACGCGGCTGTTCGTCGCGGAGTCGGAAGCGGAGATTGAGGCGCGCATCGAGCGCGCAGAAGGAGAGAACGATGGGAACGAAGAACGAAGAAACGAAGGGCGTCGCCCGGCGTGCTCCGCGTCAAGGTGTTCGAGCGATGACCGCCTACCTCGAACACCAACTCTCGCTCGAGGCGCGATACGTCGAGCTCATGCTGACGGCGCATCCGATGCGGAACCGCCGTGTGCCGTCGCACTACCGTCCGCACAAGTTCGCGAGCCCGAATGACAAGGCCCCGAGTCACTTCGGCGACGTGTCGCCGTGGGGGCCGTGGGCCGCCTCCAAGTGGAAGGGCGGAAAGGTTGTCGACGGCCTGCGGGGAATGCTGCTCAAACCGTGGAGGCGCGTGGACTCCGACCGCCACGGGACGCGCGTCGTGGCCAGGGTCGCCCTCCCGCCGTGGCGCGCGTCTCCGCGCTGGGAGACGAGGGTCACAACGAAGCTCGCGCTGCGCCGGATAGAGGTCGACTGGCAGCACTGGCGCTGGGAGATGATCGGGGTCGAGAAGGGGATCCTCACGCCCGAGTTCCCGTACCGACAGTTTGGCGGTGAGCGATGAGCGACGAGGGCAAGCTGGAGGTTCTCCGAATCGAGGCGAAGACGAACGGCGAGGTTGCCGCGCACCTTCGCAAGTTCGCCGACTTCATCGAGCGGAAGGAGGTCGGCGTCTCCGCGTGGGCCGTCACCATCGTCAACGCCGACGGGACCGCAGGGTCGACCTACGACGGGCCTGCGGAAATGGCGCTCGTCGGGGCGCTCGACGTGACGAAGCAACGCATCGTCGAAAGGTGGAAGTGATGCCCGCTTACATCCACGGCGGGATGCCGTCGCAGGCGAGCAAGAGCTGGTCGACGTCGCCGGCACGTCTGCACTACGCCACGACGAACCGAAAGCTCGCGCCCGTCGGTCTTGAGGTGAACACGACGGACCGTCTTCGCCCGGTCGCACGTGGACCCTACTGCTCCGCGACGTACGTCAGTATCGAGGCGACGTGCCCCGACACGTGCCGGTTCAAGGGCGGCGCGTGCTACGTCACCGCGGGCTTCACCGGCGGGATGATGAAGGCCCTCGACAGCGCCGCCGAATCCGAGCGCGTCGACGCTGACGAGGTCATCGTCGAGGAAGCGATGCACATCGAGGCTGCGTTCCCCGCGAACGACCACCAGGTTCCGCAGGACGGGGCGCGCGGTGGTCGCGACCTGCGGCTTCACATCGGCGGCGACGTCGGGTCCACGTTTGGCGCGCTGCGGCTCGACGTCGCGGCGCGTATCTGGCGCTCGCGAGGGGGCGGCCGGGTCTGGACGTTCACCCACCGGTGGCGCGACATCCCGCGTCGTGCCTGGGGCGTCATCTCGGTGCTCGCGTCGGTCGAGACCGCGCTCGAAGCGGAGCACGCGCGAGTGCTGGGCTACGTCCCCGCGCTCGTCGTCCAGCGGTTCGAGACGTCGAAGGCGTTCCGCGTCGCCGGGTCATCGACTCGCTTCATCCCGTGCCCCGCGGAGACGAAGGGAACGACCTGCGTCGAGTGCCGACTCTGCCTCGACGCAGAGAAGCTTCGCGAGCGGGACATGGGCATCGCGTTCGCCGTCCACGGGAGACAGTCCGGGAAGGTCGCGCTCCCGGTCGTCGGAGGTGAGTCGTGATCGAGGTCGATCGAATGAGCATCGACTATCGACGAAGGCAAGACCTCGTCAGGCTGTCGCTCACAGACATCCGTGAAGCCGCGCGATTGCTGCGTGTCGCTGCGAAGCGTCTCGACCCGAGCCCGCTACCCCAGCCGCACGACACCGAAGATGTGCGACGGCGGGTTCTGGAGCTCCATCAGCAGGTCGACGAGGCAATCCGCGAGCTTCGAGCGCTACGCGACTACGACTCAGGACAGGAGACGATGTGACCGACGAGAGCAACGTGCTGCGGTTCCGGACCGAAGAGGAGCAAGACGTCGAGCGGCGACGAGAGGGGATGCTCGCTCGCATCGACGTGCTGCGAGAGAAGATCGCGAAGGCCGACGACCCGACGTCACTAAGTCTCGTCGCGACGTTCGACGAGGGCACCTTCATGTCGAGCGTCGGCGACTGGCGGGAGATGGTCGCGAACCTCGAGATCGTGAAGCAGGAGATCATCATCGGCTGCCTGTCGACGGCGACCGAAGTCGGAAGGGACGACGAGGAATGAAGAAGCGGAAGCGGAAGCGACAGCGCGTCCCGGTCGGCACACCAGCGAAGTCGAAGGCCGACGAGGAGATGGAGCTGCGGGTCAGGTGCATCGCCGAAGGGCTCGCCGGACTCGACCCGCGCGAGAAGTTCCGGACGCTGCTCGAGGTCACCGTGGCTTACGGGTACAGCGCCGGGCTCTCGGCCGACCAGCTCAAGGTCGCGTGTAGCGCTCGCATCAGCCAGCTCGATCCTCTCGCCGCGTTCCGGCGCGATGCAGCGGAGCGGCTGGGCGAAGATCCGGGTCCGGAGTTCACGCTAGACTGACGCATGAGCTTGCGTCTCACACCAGTGTCGCTAGCGGAAGCGAAGGCGTTCGTCGAGCGGCATCACCGACACCACGCGCCGAGCGTGGGCCACAAGTTCTCGATCGGCGTTGCCGATGACGAGGGCGTCCACGGCGTCGCCATGGTGGGGCGCCCCGTGGCGCGAGGATACGATGATGGCCTGACGCTCGAGGTGACCCGCGTCGCCACCGACGGTGCCCGCAACGCATGCTCCATGCTCTACGGGGCGGCGTGGCGCGCAGCGAAGGCGCTCGGGTACCGGAGGCTGATCACCTACACGCTGGCGGAGGAGCCGGGGACGTCACTCCGCGGAGCTGGCTGGCGAGTTATCCACGAAGTCCGCGGCCGCGGATGGTCCTGCGAGTCGCGTCCTCGCGTCGATCTCCACCCTCTTCAGAGCTTTGCTGGGAGGCGACGTGACCTCTGTCGCCGCTCGTAAGAGCGGAATGCTCCGCATGCCATCGCCAGACGAGCTGGCTGAGTTGGCCGGCGTCTGGCGATGGGACCCGAGCGCGTTCGCGGAGGACGTTCTCGGCATCACGCTGTGGGACGACGACGGGGACTCGCAGCGGAAGATCGCCCAGGCGATGCCGCACCACACGCGGATCTCCGTGCGCTCGGGCCACAAGACCGGGAAGTCGACGGTCGCCGCAGTCCTCGCGCTCTGGGCCTGGGCGATGCTCCCGAAGGCCCGCGTCGTTCTCACCGCGCCGACGGAGCAGCAGATCACCGAGGTCGTCTGGCGCGAGATCCGACGGCTCTACCTCGGCGCCATCATCCCGCTGGGCCCTCCCGAGTGGCTCGCGCTGTCGCCGCGCACCGGGCTACGGCATCCGGACGGGCGACAGATCTTCGCCCGCGCCGCGTCGAAGCCAGAGGCGTTCTCCGGCATCTCGTCGCCGAACGTGGTCTACATCGCGGACGAGGCGAGCGGCATCGGCGAGGACATCTTCGAGGCGATGGAGGGGAACGCGGCGGGCGGCGCGTGGATCATCCTCCTCTCGAACCCGACGCAGGTGACGGGGACCTTCTACACGTCGCACACGACGCAAGCGCACCTCTGGCGCCGGTTCCATCTCGACTCCGAGCGCGTCGCTCATCGCATCAACCCGCATGGCGAGGTCCCCGGACTCGCGACGCCGGGATGGGCGGAGACGGCGAACTTGAAGTGGGGCAAGGGAAGCCCGCAGCACGACGTTCGCGTCCGCGGCAACTTCCCTCAGGCGAGCGACTACCAGGTGATCGGGCTGTCGCTAGTCGAAGATGCGCAGCGACGTTGGAGCGAGAGGGTGTTCCGCCCGTCACCGAAGCACCCGCGCCTCGTCGTCGGCGTCGACGTCGCGCGATTCGGCAACGACAAGTCGGTGGCCTACGGGCGTCGAGGTCGCTACGTCATGCCTCCGCTGGAGAAGCGCAACGTCGACGGGCCGCTCCTCGCGATTCACGTCTTGCGCTACGTCGAGTCGCTCATGTTCGAGGGGGAGGGCCGCATGCGCGGAACGGACTGGCCGACGATCCGAGTCGACAACGTCGGCGTCGGGGCGAGCTGCTACGACGCGCTTCGTCAGCTCCGCGAGGACCGCTCCCGTCGACCTTCGATGAAGCTGCGGACGTTCGATCTCGAGGCGGTGAACACCGGGGTCGAAGCCGACGACCCGGAGCAGTTCTTCAACGCCCGCACGCAGCTCGCCTTCGGTCTGCGCGACGCGATGAAGGAAGGGCTCGCCATCCCGCCGTCCGGGGAGATGCAGAGCGAACTCGTCGCGCCGCGGTACAGCTTCGATCCGCGCGGGCGCTTCAAGCTCGAACGGAAAGACGAGACGAAGCAGCGCATCGCCCGGAGCCCCGACCACTTCGATGCGCTGTGCATGGCGGTCTACGAGGGCACGCGGTTCAGCGCCGCGACGGTGACGCTTCCCGGTCTGCTCGGCTGACTTCATTTCCGGGGCTCTCAGATGAGGGCGCCCGAAATGAAGTAGGGCTGTTGACCAGCGTCAGGTCGCGTGTGAGTCTCGCTGAGCTTGCTCGCTGGGCTTGCAGAGCACCTCCTAGAACGCCCCGTCTGCTTCTTCGCTACGCGGGGACCGGGGGCTTCCGTGGCTCCGTGCGTCAGCCCACCGCGTCGTGGTGGGGATGGGGCGCTGACGTCTACGCCGGGCCGAACCTCGATCGAGCGTTCGGGTCCGCCGGTTCTGGCCTTGAGCGCTCGACGTACCTCGACCGGTTCCCCCGCGAGGACGCCGAGAAGTTCCGCCGACGCGCGGCAACGGCGCAGTACCCGAACCACGTCGCAACGGTCGTGGACATCCCGCTGTCCTACCTGAACCGCAAGGACATGGATCGCGAGGTCAGCGACACGATGTCGGAGTGGATGGTCGACGTCGACGGCTCCGGTGCGATGAGCTGGGCCGAGATGATGCGAGACGTCGCGCAGGTCCGGGCGATGGTCCTCGGGTACTGCCCCGTGCTGATCGACGTCTCGGCGCCCGATGTCGAGTCCGACGAAGGTGAGATGTCGGTCGCTCGCATGCGGGAGCTGGGCATCAGGCCGAACGCCATCCCGATGTTCCCGGGCAACCTCTATGACTGGCACGTCGACTCACGCGGTCGCTTCGTCTGGGCGAAGGTGGCGGAGACGCGCACGGAGCGGATCGATCCTCTCGGACCCGCGGAGACCATCGAGCGCATCACCATCTGGACCGACACGACGTGGTCGACCTACACGCTCGCGCAGCGTGGCTCGCAAGAAGCGTGGACCGTCGTGGCTCGCGAAGAGGGGGCGCACACGTTCGGACGGGTCCCGATCGAGGTCCTCCGCTGGCGTCCGGTGATGGGCGACCCGGTGCGCGGGGTCTCCGCGATCGAGTCGTCGTCGGTGATGGCAAAGCGGATGTTCAACTACCTGAGCGAGTTGGACGAACACATCCGCAACTGCGTCTTCGCGATGCTCCAGGTGCCGATGAAGGACCCCTCGAAGCTCTCGGGTGTGATGTCGGGCTCGGGCAACGCAATCGCCGTGTCGCCCGACTCGAATCGCGATGCGAAGTGGGTCTCTCCCGAGTCGACGGTCGCGGAGACTCTCGAGGCGCGGATCAAGGTGACGCGCGAGGAGATCTACCGCCAAGGTCGGATCGAGTTCACCGTGGCGCAGACCGGGAGCGGCGGCGCCCGCAGCGGGGTCAGCCGCGCGTTCGAGTGCGAGACGGCGAACCGAACCATCGCAGTCTTCGCCTCGCGCGTGGCGCGGTTCGAGGAGCGCGCGCTGGAGCTGGTCTCGCGAGCGCTGACGCCGACGCCCGAGGACGTCTCGGTGACGGCGCCGTCGAAGTTCGCCGTCGAAGAGATGCTCTCGCAGCTCGAAGAGACGCAGGTCGCTCTCGACCTCGACCTCGGGCAGACGGCGACGATCGAGCTGAAGCGCCGAGTCGTGCAGGCGATGCTCCCGAACGCGAGCGACGAGCTGCTCGCGACGATCCTCGCAGAGCTGGAGGACCTCGAGCGCGAGCGCGCGGAAGCCGCGGCGACGATGCGTGCGGCGACCGGGGCGATTGCCGACGCCGAGGACGAAGACGAGGACGAGGGCGAAGACGACCCGAGCGATGACGCCTGATGCCTGACGGCTGGGACGAAGGTCGGCGGGCGCAAGCGCGAGCGAAGGGGGTTCCCCTCGCACAGACGCACGTCAGCGCAGCGCGACGTCGCATGCTCCGCGGTCTCGCGCAGAGCGAGCGGAAGCTGCGGGAGGTCTATGCTCGTGTCGCCCGTCGTCTGGCGCGTGCTCGCGAGCGTTCTCGGCCCGACCTCGAGGCGCGCATCTACCGCGAGTTGCGGCGGACGATCAACGAGCGGCTGCGGCTGATTCGAGAGACCGTCGCCGAAGCGGCGGGCGCAGGTCAGGACGCGCACATCGCCGAAGCTCGCGCGGTGCCGAATCCCCGCACCGTCGCGCTCGCTCGGGTGTCGACCATTCCGCGCACGGTGAGCGCGCGGATCCTCTCCGCGTCGGGAGCTATCGACGGGGTCTCGCTCGCCGCACGCCTTCGGGGAATCGATCGGCAGACCGCGAACCGACTCGCCACCGTGTTCCTCGATGCGCGCTCGCGAGGAGAGTCGGCCCTTGCGCTCGCGCGTCGCTTCTCTCGCGTCGCCGGTCGGGAGCTCCAAGAGCAGGTCCCGGCGTACGTGGCCGAGCTTGCAGCGGTGATGCGTGGGTCCCGGAGCGACTCGGCGGTGAAGGCGGCGATCCAGCACTTCCGGTCGCGGACGATGAGGCGCGGGAGCGTCGCCGGGTCGGCGTTCACGATCCGGGGCGCGAACAAGGTCCTGCTCTCGCAGCTCCAACGGGGGACGGCGGCGGACGTCGCGTCGGCGGTTCAGGAGTGGGTCGCGCGCAAGGCGGCGTACCGCGCGACCGTCATCGCGCGAACCGAGACCGCTCGCGCGTTCCGCGTCGCGTACCAGGAGACCGTCCAGCGGAACCCCGACGTCGTCGCCGTGCAATGGAACCTCTCCGCGTCGCACCCTCAGCCCGACATCTGCGACGTCTACGCGGCGTCCGACCCGCTCGGGCTCGGGCCCGGCGTCTACGGGCCCGGCGACGTCGTCGCACCACCGGCGCACCCGAACTGCCTGTGCTTCTTGACGAGCCACCTTCGAGGGCCCGACGGCAGTTCTCCGCTGCGCCAAGGGAGACCCGACCGGGGGCTGCACACGGCGCTCGCGCGTCTCCCCGCTGATACGCGACGTCAGGTGCTCGGGCCGGCTCGACACGCGGCGTACATGCGATCACCGCGTTCGGTCGTCACGACCGGCGAGGTCCCCGGACTCGCGAGCGCACAATCTGTCCGCGCGCGCGAGGCGCGACGGCGTCGCGCGAAACGCGGCAAGAAGCGACGCGGTTGATTTGACAGCGAGCCGCCAATCGGCTTGCCTGAATGCAACTGCTCACCGAGCCGACGGTGAGGACCCCAGTGACTTCGGCGATGCGATACGGGACCGCTAGACCCGGCGAAAGGCAACAACGACCCATGCCCGAGATGCAGACCTCTATCCCCAGCACGATCCACCTCCGCAGCCGCCGCGACCCGATGTCGTGGGCGGACCCGTGGATGTTCCCGAGCGTGCACCGACTCGAGGCGGACCCGTTCATCTGCTTCGCAGACGACGACCCCGACGACGACCCCGACGACAACCCGAAGACCTTCACCCAGGAGGACGTCGACCGCATCGTCAAGCGGCGACTGAAGAACGCGAAGGCGGAGAACAAGAAGCTCAGCGACTCCGTCGCGAAGCTCACCGAGCGAATCGAGGAACTGGAGAACGCGCCGGACGACGACCCGGACGACAAGGACGCGCCCGACGCAGCCGAGTTGAAGAAGCTTCAGCGGGAGAACGCGAAGCTCGCGCGCACGGTCGAGACGCTGACGACGGAGCGCGACGAGGCGCTGTCGAAGGCCAGCGACGTCACGACTCGGATGACCCGCTCGACGATGGAGCGGCTCGCGGACGAAGCGCTGTCGAAGGCGGGCGTTCTCGGGAA